AGATATAGAAATACAAGCAAAGGCAGGGGCAACATCTGGTGGTGGGGCAATTTTCGATCTTGTACTGGTGGACAAATAAATGCAATTTTCAGAATTCATAGCAGAACAAAAGAATACGCATATGACTCACATTGAGGACAAGGTTCTCTATGGTGGAGTTAATGGAACAAGAGAAGCGATCATGGCTCTTCGTTCACTCAGGGATATGTTAGGAGGAGTAAAAGATGGTAATGTATCTGTTAAGTGGGACGGTGCTCCTGCTATCTTTGCTGGGACTGATCCTCGGGATGGTCGATTCTTCGTGGCGAAAAAAGGGATCTTTGCGAAGTCTCCCAAAGTATACAAGACTGATGATGATATCGATGCTGACACTGATGGCGATCTCAATGCTAAACTTAAACTTGCTTTGGAACATTTATCTGGTCTGGGGATAAAAGGAGTTATTCAAGGTGATTTTCTATTTTCTAAGTCAGATGTTAAAACTGAAAAGATTAAGGGAAAGTCATACGTCACTTTCCACCCAAATACGATCCTTTATGCAGTCCCGTCAGATCAGGAAATGGCCAAGACGATCAAAGCAGCAGAAATCGGGATTGTCTGGCATACGACGTATAAAGGCACGTCATTTGAATCTATGAAAGCATCTTATGGTGTCGATATGAGTATGTTTAGAAAATCTTCTAAGGTTTGGAATCAAGATGCTATGCTTCGTGATTTAACCAACATGACCATGTCAAAAACTGAAACTGATGCAGTCAATGTTCATTTATCAAATGCAGGTAAAATTTTCAATAGGATTAGTGGCACCACCTTAAGAGAACTTGAAGCAAACCAAACTCTTGCTCAGCATATTGAACAATACAATAATACATTTGTGAGACAAGGTACTGTAATTGGTAATACAAGGTCTCATACAAATGGTCTCGTTCGTTGGATTAAAAAGAAATATCAAAAAGAAATAGATGCTCGTAAATCGGAAAAAGGCAAGGCAACTCAACAAAGTAAATTAGATGACCTGCTTTCTTTCTTTTCGGCAGGAAATAAACGCTCTCTAACACAGATGTTTGAGTTGCAAAAAGAAATTGTCATGGCAAAACTAAAACTTATAAATAGTCTTAATAAGCTATCAAAAGTGGATACATTTCTCAAAACCAATAAAGGTTACAAAGTTACAGGTGAGGAAGGTTATGTCGCTATTGATAAACTTGGTGGTGATGCAGTGAAAATTGTTGACCGTATGGAATTCTCATATGCCAACTTTTCACCAGATATATTAAAGGGATGGGATAAACCAGGAAGGAATTAACGATGACAAAAAAAATGTCATTTAAAGAATTCAATACGCTTCAGTCAGAAGCACTTACCACTGCCCAACGTATTCAACGTGGTCGGATGATGAAAAAGATCAAGCATAAAATTGCTCTTGGTCGTAAAAAAGCTGAAAAAAGAACAGCAACTAAAGACACTCTTGAAAAAAGAGCTATCCGACAAGCACGTACAAACATCTTCAAAAAACTCACCAAAGGTATTGATAAGAGTGAACTCTCTTTCTCAAGAAGGCAAGAACTTGAGAAAAGACTCGGTTCTCCTACAATGAAACGTAAAATTTTGGCGATTTCAAAAAAGTTATTTAAAGATGTTCGTAAAAAAGAAATTGAAAGAAAGCGTGCAAAGAGTGGCAATTAATTCGTTTAAAAATTATCTTGTAGAAGAAGAAAAGACTGTTTTCTTCACGTTCGGTAGGATGAATCCTCCTACTATCGGGCATGAAAAACTATTGAATAAACTTGCACAAACTGCTGGATCTAATCCATATAAAGTTTATCTTTCTCAAAGTCAAGACGAAAAGAAGAATCCTTTATCCTATAAAGAAAAGATTAAAATTGCTCGTAAAATGTTTCCAAAACATGCGAGGCAAATTATCATAGACAATAAAGTAAAGAATGTGTTTGACATAGCGACAAAACTATACGACGAAGGATATAAAAATGTATCTATGGTTGTTGGTTCAGACCGTATCCGTGAGTTTGATGTACTTTTAAATAAGTATAATGGCAAAAAAGGTAAACATGGATTTTACAATTTTGCAAAGATTACTGTAGTTTCAGCAGGAGACAGAGATCCTGATGCCGAAGGTGCAGAAGGTATGTCAGCATCAAAGATGAGAGCAGCAGCAAACGATAGTGACTTTGCTCAGTTTTCTCAAGGATTATCGAAAGCAGTAAGTAATGCTGATGCTAAAAAAATCTATAACTCTGTTCGTTCAGGTATGGGTTTAACAGAACAAAAGAATTTTAAAAATCACGTACAACTTGAACCAATTTCAGAGATACGTGAATCTTACATGGATGGTAAGTTATTTGAGTCAGGTGATGAAGTAGTCATTAAAGGTTTGGGTGTTGTTGGTGAAATTAAACACCTCGGAACAAACTATGTTATTGTAGAGTCTAAAGGTGAAGTTTATCGGAAATGGTTGAATGACATCGAAAAAGTCAATCCAAACGATGAATTTGAATACGAAGTGCATGACTTCATTAATGAAGGTAGAGAAGATCCAGACATTGGTGATCGTGAAGGTTCACAACCTGCGCAGTATCATAAAGGACTGAAAAAATCTACGAAGAAAGCAAGAGATGCTCAGTTTAAAAAGCAAGCAAAAATGGATGATGATAATCCTGCTGCATATAAACCTGCTCCTGGTGATGCTACAGCGAAAACGAAACCAAGTAAACATACTAAAAAATTCAAACAGATGTTTGGTGAACAAGATAGAGTTGATATTGCAAAAAAACGTATTGAACGTCAAAAGGCAGCAGCAGATAAACGCCATGATAGAATGATGGATCGTGCACGCCTTCGCGATGTTAAAAAGAAAAACAGGGAAACATCATGATTAAATTTAGTCAGTTTAACGAAAACACTGAAGGATTAAAGAAGAAGGCAGAAAAGTCTGGTATGCCTCTCGGTATCCTGAAAAAGGTTTATAATCGCGGCATGGCAGCATGGAAAACTGGGCATCGTCCAGGAACTACACCTCAGCAGTGGGGAATGGCACGAGTTAATTCATTTGTAACAAAGTCCTCAGGCACTTGGGGTAAAGCAGATAAAGATCTAGCAGCAAAGGTAAGAGGATAAAATGAAATATAGTCCTAAAGATATTAAAATGGCAATCGGTGTAGCATCAGATAAAAGATATGCTGGCGGTAATATGACTGGCGCAGTCAAAGCAATCGAAAAAATTAAAAAAGGATTGTCATCGCATCCACAGGTTGCTGCAGTTCTTAAACGACAAAACGAGGAAAAAATGAAAACCTTTGATGAATTAAGATCAGAACTTGCTGAAGGTAAAGCAGCAAACCCTGCACAACAGGCAGCAATTGCTATCGCTAAAAAAGAAAAAGAAAAATCTGTTAAAGAAAGAACAGAAGCAGATTGCGAAGGTATGGTCTGTAAAAATTGTGGTGATAAGTTTGGTATGCCGACCGAAGGTTCTTGCATGTACGACTCAAAAGATCCAAACGGTAAGAATTGGACAGGAGAAGTCGAAGAAGGTGCTTTCACAAAAAAATCAGTTGAAACTGGTAAGGTGAAAACTGGCGCATCAAAGGGTCGTATGGCAGCAATGCAAAAGCAAGATGATAATAGACCTACTTTACGAAAAACAGAAGCAAAGAAAACTCATGAACTTGACGAGGCACAAAAACTTTTCATGTTCACATCGAAAGCAGAAGCACAAAAGAAAGCAAAACAAATTGGCGGTAAAGTATTAGAATTAAAACGAGAAATGGATGGCAACATGTTTGCTGTTATTCATAAAGATCTAACTAAAAAGGCATTTAAAGAAAAAACTCTTGATGAAGGCATTATTGGTAATCTAGTCAAAAAGACTGCAAAAGCAGCAGGTGGTGCCGTTGTTAATAGACTAACGACCACTGGTCGTGCTAAAATTGCTCAAAAGAAAATTGATAAGCATAACACTAAACAAGACCAAAAAGATACAATCGCAAAGGCCAATGCCGCTGGTAAATCCGCATTTGGTCTTACTCAAAAATCAAGAGCGGCAAATGCAAAAAAGAAATTAGATAAAATTGCTAAGAAAAAAGCAGCACAAGATACTATTCAAAAAGCAAAAAATTTAAATAAAAAACCTGCAACTGAAGGCAAGAAGATGGATTCTGCAGCAATGAAACGTGCTATGGATGCTTTCAAAAAGCGTGGTGGTAAAGTAAAGAAAGTTGCTCCTGGTAAGGCAGCAGGGTATCATGGTAAAGATGATCCTGGTGCAGACATTCAGGGTATGATGGATCGTGGTGATACCAAAGGATTCAATCGCAAGAAAAAAGTAAAGAGTATGGGTAAATGAAAACTTTCAAGGGGTTTTATGAAGCAATGAAGTTTGAAGTAGACATTGAAGGTTTACCAAAAGTTTATATGGATGGTAATTCACCATCCGAGGTAAAGGCACATCTTCGTAAACTCGTTAAACAACCATCTATGGTTAAGTCTGTAACACGTATGACTTCACATGATGTCAAGAAAGTTTACAGAGATAAAGCACAGGGTAAAGAAGAAGTAGACGAAAATCGCAGAGATCGTCTTCGCGGAAAACTTGCTGCTGTTGGTAAGGATATGGAAAAGACCAACAAAGATCTAAAGAAAACTGTAGGCATTAAAGACAAACCTAAAAAGCCATTCAAAGGGAAGTATTTCTCATGATTAACTATAGAAAATTAGTTAAAGTTATCTCTGAGGAAATGAAACCGGATTATGGTTCTCCTGAATCCGTAAAGATTATGAAAAAGATGACTCCTGGCCAAAAAGAAGACAAAGATCCTGCTGAGTATGATGAAGAAGGGGATATGGCAAAAACTCAACTTCGCACCATCGCCGATGCCGCTAAAGAACTTCATGACATGTTAGATGACGATGAAAATATGCCTGAGTGGGTTCAAA